ATAGTTGGTTATAGATTGTTTCCAATTCCGAATCATCATCTGCAAGCGCTGCCTGTGAATCGAATTCAGACTTGTCATAGTTACCATAACCGTCAACAGTACGATACTTCAGTTTGAAGTTTGCACCATCCCAAAAATCAAATGGGTTGTAACGAGCTTCATCTTCGAAATGAGGATTCATTGCCTCGTTCAACTTGTCAAAGATTTTCTTACCGTATGAGTAAAGAAAAACTTTTCCTTCATTATCTGGGTTTGCAGGATCTTTTACAACATAAATGTTCGAAAGGAACTTAAGTTTACGTTTACGATCACGGGCAAGGTTTTGATTGTCTTGTGAACCAGTATTCCATAGTTCAGTATTAGACTCACAAACAGGACACTGTTTGTTGATTGTAGTAAGACAGTTATCAATCAACCAACCGCCTGGGCCTTTAAAACCATGATTAAACACACGAACCCAAGGAATATCTTCACCATCTGCAGGGGGAAGGAAACGAATTACAGCATAACTGTTACCATCCTTACCAATAGTTGGTTTCCAAAATCGATCATCGATATTTGATGTGGTTTGTTGTGGGGATTGGGTTTTTTCCAACTCTTCCGCAAGGCGAGCAAAGTTAGAGCGACCTTTTTTAAGGTTTGCAAAAGACATAATTTTTCTCCTTTATACGTTATATGCGTTTTGTATTTTTACTAATATACTATATTATCCAAAGGTTGTCAACTAGTTTTTTTAATTAATTGACCATAATCTTCATAATAATCATCAATCAATATGTCCCTAAGAACATTAACATAATAATTAACATCTATGTCTAAGAAAGACATATAGTCTTTTACTTTCTTAGTGTATATAGGCCAATAAGTTGTATCGTTTATTTTGACCTTATCTATGAAAGCAAAAATCTTTTCAAAGATAATTAACGTTTCTAATGAAAGTTCTCCACGTTTTTCTAAGAATACAATAAATGGGTAGTCATTGTCAATAGATTTAAATATGGAATTAAACTCTATATTTTCCTCAGACGCCCTTGTAAACAATACATGACAATCATTAGTAAAAGTATACTTTATACTTTGAATTCTTTTCTTCCAATTTTTATATGTATCGTAAGATTCTTTATCTAAAAGATTTCCTGTCCACATAAACTCATTACGAGAAATTGCAAGATTACCATTTTCTGTCACATTCAAGAATAATGCGAGCAGAAACTCTTCTAAACTTTTTTTATCAAACCTTCTTGAAAGTTCTTCAAAAGTTCTTCTATCTCTCCTACCATAATATGTCTCTTTCTTCGGAGAAACTTTTCCTTTATACTTTATAAAATCATACTCACTATTAAAATGACTTTTCATTGCAAGGTAAATTTTAAACGCCTCAAAGTCATCTATCTTCTTACCAGACATAGTAATCATAGAGGCAATTTTTCCGTAGACTTCTGAACCATGTTCAGTCCTTCAGCCTCGTACTTGATTTTTTCTTTTATGAAAGGACTCAAAAGAGAAACTACATTTTCTATTTCTAAATTATTCTTCTCGCAATAGTATGTGATTGTATCAATATATGTACTGTTTAATTTAGAAACTTGTTTTTCTATCTCATCACTAAATTCTTTTGAACTCTTAAGTTTCAACATTATAATAAATTCTCCTTAGATATGTGTTACAGCGTATAATACGCTATAACACACGTTTTGTCAATAGTTTATTCTGATTTCCAGATAGTCCAAAGACCATAAACAATCGCTGCATATGCAGCCCATGTAATTAAACCATCAAAGAGTAGTGCAACAACACCCATCGCAATAAGTGCGCCACCATCCCATGATGTTCTTTCTGTTAATCTAGCTTTGATCCAATTTACCATATTACATTCTCCCTATAATACTTGTGATTTCAACTTGTGCCACTGGGTCTAAATTCATAGCACTTACATCTTCCGTTTCGAAAGTAATATCCGCCCTGCAGTCTACCTTAGACCCCTGCTTTGAAAAATAATTGGGCAGAACTTTAAAATAACTGTTTTGTGAATTTATAAAGTCTCTGAAAATAAACTCATTCTCGCCAAGTTCCTTACCCACAGACAAAGAAAATCCTACGGTTGGAATCTTATCTATATCCCATCTTAAAATTCTTTGCCATCCAAGTGGAGCGCCTGGACATAAATCTCCTTTAGTATAAAGTTCCGTACTACGAACAGGAGTATTATCAGAGATTACTTCTGTAATTCTGAATCTCAACTTAGAATCTACTGATGCTTTATAATTAGAATATATTTTTATAGATTGTTCTTGTGCTGTATTGTTTTGATAAATGTGGGTAGAATTGTTTGCGTTACTAATACTTTCACCAATCTCTGGTTCATCAAGTGGAATGATACCACATTGAACTCGATCTAAAGTATTTGTTTTTTCATATTCAAATTTGATAGTAGTAGCGGGGTTTACTCGAAAGATTTTTTCTCTGTAATTGTTAGTAGCAGGCAAAAGAATGTTTCCATCAAATAGTACAATATCACTAGATCGAATGCCAGGCTTTCTTTTAAAACCGCCGACAAACAAATGTCCCGCCCTTGTTCTTGTGTTGTAATCATACATCACTCCCAAATAGTCTGGGACTCCTACATATCTTCTTGCACTACTTTTTAGATATTGAACCATGTTTTTTATTTCCTACAATTGTGCTTTATATTCTGTTATCATTTCTATCAATCCATTGATATGACTATCACGTTTAGAAGTATAAACTTCCGCATCTTTTTGGTCATCAATGGCCGCAATGATTACTAGATTATTTATAGGAATTTTTGTCCTCTCTTCAAACATAACAGCATAACCAGATGCTTGTCTGAAGTAGTTCTCCAGTTTATTTGGATGCATTGACTTTCTTGATGTTTTAAAATCAATAATAGAAAGTTTACCATCAAAATATGCAATACAATCACATTTTCCCGCAATTCCTAGATGTCCAGAATACATTGGCCACTCTTGAACATATACATCATCTAATCTAGTATCAAGAGTTTCTTTCAATGTTAGAAACATCTCTGTATCATTCGGCATGAGTTTACTATAATCTATTTCTATGTTATTTATATAATCTTCACACAACTGATGCACAGAAGTTCCTCTTCTTGCGGCCTGAGTAGTGATTCTATTAGCTTCTTTTTCGCCTACACGGTTTCTCCACTCCATTATGGACTTCTTAGAAAAATGTGATATGACAGTTGTTATCGAAGGATATTTGTTGCCATCTTCGTCATAGTAATATCTAGTACCAGACTTAAGGGTTTCACTTCTCAGTGAAAATTCAGGCAAATCCAATTGAACATGATTAAACATAAATTACTCCAAAGTTGACTACATTATATCAAATATCCTTCGACATGTCAAGCAGTTTTTACGATATTTCTTCTTGTCTTGTTTTAAGTTCTTCTATCGCTTCGTCAATATTCTGTATTAGAGCATTTTCAATTCCATAATGTCTGTCCATAATGGCTTGCAATACAATTCCCATAAAACTCAAATCATCAACAAGGGCCTTATTACTTAAGTCAAAACCATACTCCTCTGTCATAATGTAAACAAATTCATCAAGGAGTTCATTTGTAGTCCCAATAGATACATCATAATCTTCATCCATACCACCTAAATTAATAAATGACTTTATATCCTCTAAGTTGTTACTTTTAGATTTTACTTTAGCAGAAAAAATATCTTTAGCTTCGATTATGTTTTCCATTTGAGGCCTCCTTTTAGGCAAAACCCAATTCTAATTTATTAATTATATAGGACTTTACCAAAGGACTTCTGACAATATCTTGTTGCATAAACTCAATGAAAGAAAAACGATCCATACTTTTTATGATTTTCATAAAGTCAAGTATTCCATCTTTTTCATCTTTCCATTTAAAGTCTGACTGTCTAAAGTCTCCACAGAAAATTATTTTACAGTTGTCTCCTATTCTAGTTATGACAGAATCCAGTTCATGAAAATTCATGTTCTGGCATTCATCTACAATAATAATACTATCATAAAAGGTCATGCCTCTTATATAAGATGTCGAGTTAAAATTTATGAGGGAAGTTTTTCGTAAACTTTCGTATGCACTGCCGCATTCAAATAATTCGTTTACTATGGTTCTATATGGGGTTTCGTATGATTGAAGTTTTTGTTTTTCCGAGCCGGGCAGAAACCCCATATCCCTTGTCGGAACAACACTTCTGATAATTTGTATATCTCTATAACTAGAAGATTTATTCATTAATTCATCTAGTGCAAGGTACAAAGAGATGTATGTCTTTCCTGTCCCTGCAACTCCATGAAGAAACAAATGGTCTTCATAAAAGGCATCAAACACTTCTTCTTGTGCTGGCGTTATTGGTGTAATTTTTTTAAGATGTGTTCGTGTATCTATCCCTATTAATCTACTATTACTGTTTGATTTTGTCTTTCTAGCTTTTCTACTCACTAATGAGACTCCTTTGAAAGTTGGAATCCACGGTGAAAAATTACATATTAAATTTAGACTCTGTTTTTACTGCACCAGGCACTTTGGCCACTCTATCTAAAACATTCTCCTTAAATGATTGTGGAACTTTTTGTCTGCCCATGCGAACAGGATCTCCAATATTTGGAGCACCAGTAAGAAATTGTTGGATTTTTCCTGTGATTTGACAGCTTGGACAAGAGCCATTTAAATGTTCTTCTCTTTCAGCAATACGACACCAAACTTCAAATTCATGATCACAATCTGTACATTTAAAATCATATCTCGGCATAATATTATTACTTCTCCATAATGTGTTTTTGCGTGAATTTATTTTTCACAATAGTATTCCATTGGTTAAGTTTAATTTTACATTTTCTAATCAATAAAGGATCATTTGTGTTATTTCTGACATAAACCCATTTTCGTCCTACTTTAACCACAACAGTCCTTCTTCCAGAACCAATTCGAGGCATTTCATCCTGTAAGTGAACTGAATAAATCTGTTCTTTCACTATAAATTACCTCTATCATTATATATCTCTAACCATCTCTACAATATTGCGTTTCACGCATTTTTAAAAATAGGGGGCGTTGCACCCCCTATCAATTTTACTCTTTAGTTGAAATAAAAGTATACAACTCTTGAGCCTTTTTCATGATGTCTTGAGGGGCAGGCATTTCTGGTTTCAAGTGTTGTGTATGTTGAACCAATTCCTCAACACTTTTATTCCATGTCTCTGCAGTCGCATTCAAAGTTTGCCAATATGTATCCATTGCCATATGGTAACTTTGTTCAGACATATCTTTTGCCATTTTTAAAACTTCTAGTCTAATTTCAAATGGATTTTTATTACTCATCATATTTCTCCTTTTCTGTGTGATGTGTGTAATTAGCAACTTTATAGGAAGTTGCCACCTTTATTATATAGTATGAAAATCAGAATGTAAAGCGAAATCCAACTGATGTATCTTCATATTCAAAATCATGATCTGCACTAATATCACTGTAAAGAGAAAGTGCAGGAGATACTGCATATGAAACTCCTAAATTAACACCGTCAAAATTAATTGTATCAGATGCTAAGTTACGATCATATGAAAAATCTGCCCATGGGCGTAGCACCAATCCTTGTGGAAGTGCCATTGTGTATCCTAATTCAGATGTAAATTTTTCATTTTCCAAACTATATTCAACTTCGCCATCTACATGGCCTCTAATTCCTTCTGCCATTGCAGATGTGCATAAAAAAACCGCCGAAGCGGCCCCGAATAAAAACTTTGTCATTTATTAAATCCTTTTACTATGACTGCGGGCCCGTTTGGTAACAAGGTGGAACCCATACCCCGCTGATCATGCTGCTAGAGCAAACTCAGGTGCAAAGTTATCGTTTGCGTTTAGTTTTGTTCGACCGAATATCGTAGGTCAACACGGTAATCTACTCTCATCTCTACACACCTGTCGATCCTAGTTCGCCCCCATCATAAACACACCCTGCGTAGTCTTCTACGGTAATCCGTTGGGAACCTTACTGCGCCTTACGGATGTGCTTATGGTGGAGGCGTTGGGTACTGCCCCCAAGTCCAGTATGTATGTTGAATCGTATCAACAATTACAACTGTATTTATACACTATTCTTTTCTTTTTGTCAAGCAAAAAATAATATAAAAAATATAATGTATTAATACAACACCAAAAAACTCATACATTACTATATTTTTTTCTGGTGTAAATATCATTAAACTTTTTCCAAATAAACCCAAGAGGAATAGAAGGATAAAGTAAGAAGACATGGGGATACTTATAAAGTAACCCCAACTTATTTTCATACCATCAGCTCAAAGTGTGGTGCGTCAATAAATGGGCGTCTTCCTTGAGAGCGTCTTAAATCAACATAGGCGTTCATGGCATCTTCCATGGAACCATCCCACTCCCTAATGTCATCAATGTGCCAGGCTGCACCCCAGCGGATTGCCACACCCTCTTCTATTGCAGCTGCCTTCATTGCATCAGCAACCTCATCATACACATTGAGTTCCCAGACGCCACGGCCTCCAACATAGGCCATTAAGTCTACTGCAAGTCCATCAAGATGTTTACTCTTCATTGTTTGACTTGCGCCCTTTGCAACTAAAGCCTCTTGTTCTTCGAGCGTTCTTAAACCTTGAATCACTCCAAAATCGACCTCAGTCAATTCGATGGCACGGCTGACAACTCTAACCATGTCATCATGAACACCTTCTAATTTAGAAAGTGATCTATTCGATAATTTAAAAGCCATTTTTAATCCTTTTCTTTTTCGTTTTCGAAGTTAGTAAATTTAAATGTAACGTCATCTGGAGTTAAAGATACGTTATAATCTTGAGTAAAAGAAATATCGGAAGTATCTAAGGTAATATTCATACCATCAGTAATATCCATTCCATCAAATGTGATAGAACCCATATCATACTCCCCAGAAAAAACATAATCATTAGAACCAGTAGTCAATGTTATATTTTCTTCTTTTTCTTTCTTAGGAAATTCAACAATTTTTGCAGTATTATCTAAACCGTTAAGTCTATTATACATTTCTTCTGCACTTACAGAATATTCATCAAACAATTCTGCTCCTACAGTAGAGTCATAGTCTTCATCAGTCACACCTTTCACATGCTGAATTTCACCTTTCTTAATCCAATCAAATCCTACTGCAATCAAAAAGATTTCGATTTTCTCCAACACTTCACCAAGTGTTGCATTTGTCGCATCGAATGAATGAGTAATAACCTCATCATTACCAGCATCGGTATGTACACTACTAAGCGTGTAATTTGTACTGTAATCTATCATTATTAATCTCCTGAGAATTTCTTCTCTGTCTGTTTATATACGCCTGTCGTTGCCAATATTGTCTAGTCCTTGACCTTGCGTCACGCAATCTAAT